CGTCAGCAATAAAGTCCTCGGCCGCCTTGTGGAACTCTGTGCCGTACCGCATCGCATCGGTCTCGACGTAGGGGAACTCCTTGAGGACCGACGTGTGGTAGAATTGTTTCGGGCAGGTGTCGAACGCCTTGATCCGGCTGAACGACCATGCGGGTGTCTTACTGCTCATCGTCTTGCTCCTTTTTCTCGGCCATATGTTTACCTAGCTCGACGTAATAGCCGTCGGCGTCGAATAAGACGTCCAAAGCCGGCATCATAGCGATAAGCATCTCGTGGGAGCTCTTAAATTCTCCCGCTGCCTTTCGTTCAAGAAAGTGTTTGATGAACGGCGTCTCGTGTGCAGGTGTCTTTACTTTACCCATTCCCATTTTCCTTTTTTACCTTCCACGATAGACCCAGCATCACGTAACGCTTTCCAAGCATTGCTGTTCTTTCTTGGCATCTTTTCAACATAGGGCCGTGCCTTGACCCCCAGAGCCATTAGTATCTCATTACACTCTTCAAGATACCAGTGGTAATCTACATCATCGGGAAATATGTCCGGAATGTCCATGATGGGCTTTGCGCCCTCGGACCTTGGTACGGTGTTTCCATTCTTCACATAGTGAATGGAAGAGGTATCCCCTTTTGCATAGTACCACCGAACAGCCTTACCGATCTCTACGCCCTCCTTGACTGCTCCCCCGGTCACTGTTCGCAGTGTGAGAAACTTGCAAATGTCGTCACAGGAGCGCACGGTTGTTTCTATATCAACCCCGTCTGTGAGGTATTTTGAGACAGCTTCTGCACATATCGGGTTCTGCGGGTTCTTGCTCAAAGACACGTCGCCATAGACCCCTTTTGCCTTGGCGCTCCCGTCCTCTTTTATCGCGATGTAGTTGTTGACATCGCGCGAGTGCAATGCGCGATACCTTGTCTCTTCTGTCTTCAAGCCTGTGTGCTTTTCCCACTTTTCGACAATGGTGTTCAGAACGTCCAGTTTATCACGCGGGCATTTTATGACTATGCCGTCAGTGTTTGCTGAAATCACAGGTATGTTGCACCTCTCCAGCGCCTCGATCAGCATAAGTATTGTGAGCTGACCTGTGATGGTGGTGCGGATCATAAAGTCAGGAGAGTACAGCGTGCTGTACTTGTTTGAGGTTTTGCCGAATGTGCCGTTCAAAACAATCTTCAAAGAGTCTGATTTCACCTTGTCGCCTGCGTGTTTTGCGGCGAGACGTTCGTCAAGAATTTTACCGTAAACGGTGTTGAAGTGCACACCGAAACCGCCCGGGCGCATGTTCATGTTGAGCATCATGCGAGGGTAATAGCTCTCTACATCCCTGTCGATTAGAACATTGCTCTCATCGGTGTAATGTGTTGCCTCAGACTCTTGGCTGTGTAGGCCGCCGATGCCGATCTTGTAGTTGCTGTCCCCGATCTTGATTTTGAGGTTGGCAATAGACTTCGGCATAATAACGTGACCGGTTTTGTCATTCAAAACCATTTCTGCATTTTTAACAACGTCCAGAACATTCTGCAGCTGCGGTGTTGAGAAGCGAACATAAGCAGGGGGGTCGTATAAAAAGCTGTCATAATCGGGAACCGTTTTCGGAGGAACTCCCCCTGTCAAACGTGAAAACTCTGCCTTCAACACGGCCTCTGCAATCTGTGCATCCGAACGCGACCTTAGGTCTACACCGTATTCGGCGCTCATGGATCGACGAAGGTCTATCTGTTTCGACAATGCGTCGAAAAGTTCTCGCGTAAGGATGTTGTCGTTTTTGCAGTACCCCCGCAGTAGGGGGACCTGTTCGGGAGTTATAGTCGCAGACGGGTCAATGGGTAACTCTTGCAACCTTTTTGTGTTCATGCGTCCACCGTAAAGTTTCAACCCCACCATTCCGGGAGCTACGTCAATGATATCGACGTGGTTTATATCCGGCTCCTTCAAGCCCTCGTCACGATAGAACGTCCAAGGTCTCACGTTTCTCTCGATGATGCTATCACTCGCCCGCTTTATCTCGGCCGTGTTCGGATTGAACAAGGCAAACGTGAGAATGGGAATGTCGTAGCTATTTCCGTTGAAGGTTCCGAGCTCGATGTTGTTTGCAGTAATGATCTGCAAGATCTTGTCAGGATCAAAACCGCTATCATCGTGGTTGAAAATCTCAAATCGTTTTGTTTTGAGATCGTCGTTCATAAACAGTGCCAGAAAATAGTTTCTGTACACCTCGATATCGAGGAATATGCGTTCCATCAGATCCTACCCTTTCCGACCGTGAGGGTCTTCGCTGCACGGGTGATCGCCGTATACAGCCACTTGTCTTTGTCCTCGCGGAACACCTTGCTCTCGTCGATGACGATGAGGTTGTCCCACTGGCTGCCCTGCGCCTTGTGTGCAGTGATGGCATAGCCGAAGTCAAACCGGCCGGAGTCGCCCAGCGGGGAGTCGTCCCGCTTGCTGCCATCCGGCTCAAACATCGTGCGGTGCACGCGAATGTCGGGGATGATCGTTTTGGCTGGGTCTTCTAGTCGTACGACGTCCATGCTCAACCATGCAGATGAGTCCACGTCACACCGGATCACGGTGAACATCTCGCCGTTGAAGATGTTGTACTTCGGACTGTTGCGGATACAGATGATCTTGTCGCCGAACATCGGAGTCGGGTCGGTCATGTCGTAGTGCGCCCGAGCCCGCTTGTTCAGTCGCGCACGCGTGGCGTTGGTGCCCACGATCACTTGATCTGCTTCCCACAACTCGTCGGGGTCGATGTCGCCGGAGAACAGCACGCGGGAGTCTCCGTAGTTGCCGTATTTCAAGATTTCGCCGTTGCGAGCCGTGATGGAAAGCTGCAGGATTGGGTTCCCCACAGCTTGCCGGTGGATCTCGGTCAGCATCACGTCGGGCTTACCGCTCGTGAAATATCCTAGTTTTTCCTTACTCTTGACTGGTGGGAGCTGCGCGGGATCGCCGATTGCCAGTACAGGGACTCCGAAGCTGAGCAAGTCTCTGGCGAGTTCTTCGCCGATCATAGAGCATTCGTCCAGCACGATCAGGTCGTAACGACCCACCTCGGACCGCTTCGCGCGCTCAAACCGTGGCTCTTTTGTCTTCGGGTCATCGTCGATGCGCCGATAGATCAAGCTGTGCAGAGTCTGCGCGTCGATGCCGTTGCGGCGCATCACTGATGCCGCCTTGCCGGTGAACGCAATATACGCAGCGTGCAGCCCCGCGTTATTCATGGCCGTGGCGATGGCCGTCGTTTTACCAGTTCCCGCGTATCCGAAGAAGCGAAACTCTTGTGGTCTCTTGTGCTTCGGTGTGTCGAGCCATGCGTTGATCTTGCGCACACCGTCGGCCTGCATCGGTGATAGGGTGTCTACTCTCATCATACTTCCTCCACTGTCACGCCTGCTTCGGCGAATTGCATGTTTGTCAGGGCCATATCCTCGGCCCATCTGGACACGAACGCCGCGTCTGGTTTCGGCCAGATCACATGCTTAATTCCTGACTGGATGATTACCGCTGCGCATTGTGCGCAACAGGGGTGTGTCACGGCGATCGTGCAGCCATCAAGCGGCGCTGTCGCGAACATGATCGCGTTCTTCTCTGCGTGCAGCACCAGTCGGTACTTCACGTCGCGGTTCTCGAGCCGCTCCGGTGTATCGTCCACACCTCGCGCAAACCCGTTGTACCCTGCAGATACGATGCGTCGCTTGGGGTCGAAGATGACCGCCCCCACTTTCGTGGAGGGGTCTTTGCTGAGTTGTGCGGTGTGCTTGGCCATGCCCAGCGCCCAGTCTTTGAGGCGCGGTGTGTCGATTGGGTTCATAGGATGATACCGCCTGCTGCCGCGTTGATCGCGATCAGGTGCTCTGCCTGCGTCCGCGCGTCGTCGAGCGCGTTATGGTGGGTGCCGCTACGTTCCAGCGCAACATCGGGGTACATGCCCTTCACAGTCCGATAGCACTTGTCCTTCCAGAACGGCCACGGGCGCTGCATGCCGGCGCGGATGTAGGCCTCGGACAGGATCACGTTATCGAACGACGCCCCGTTGCCCCAGACACCGTCGACGCCGATGGGGAAAAACTTCGCAAGATCATCGAGTTCGTACGTTATGGCTGTCTCGCTGACCAGCAGCGCTGCGCGGGCTTCGTCATCCTGCTTCATCCACCACATAACCGTGTCGGGGTCGATCACGCCACCGCCAGCGACGGACGTCTTGAGGTCCACGTTCCGGTAGAACTCGCTCTTAATTCCCCCGGCGTCGAAAGCCACGGCCCCGATGGATACGATCGGTGCGTTCGGGCGCGTGCCCATAGTCTCAAGGTCAATCATGATGTGCATTATACTTCTCCAGTTTGTGTTGTTGGTCTGTCGTCGTTCAGTTTGCCGAACTTCTCGGCATCCAGTATGATGCTCATGCACGCCATAACGTGCGCTAGGTGCGGCAGTCCACTCTCGGGGTCGAGGTCCTCGCCCTCATACCACGCCGCCATGTGTCGCCACGCAGCATTGTAGTAGACCGACGCAGATACAGTGTGATCCCGCCAGTTGAGAGCCCCGTATTTCTTGGCTCCGTTGTTGTGCACAAGACCCAGCAGCCTGATACTGTTGACTGGGGTGTCGCTGATGCGGAACTTCGCCTCGCCGTAGATGGTCTTGGGGTTGTCATCTGGGTAGCCCGTCGTCTGCTCCGCTGTCGCCTGACGCACCTCGATCGGTGTGCCGATGCGGTCTATTATGCGCCGCGCATAATCCTCGGTGACATCGCAGTTTAGGGCCACATCTCCCGGCGTCGCCGTCTGGTTGGTGATGAGGTATTTCCATACCCGCTCTTCTGTCATGTCTACCATTATTCATCCTCCGCCAAGAAGTCGGCGACGTTCATCGCCCACAAAGTCAGCTCGACGTCGCCGTTGGGGACCTGCTGCACTACGGCACGCCGAATATGGCCGCCATCAAACAAGTGGTCCAGTTTCTCCTGCGCCTCGACGGGATCAACGTCACACGCGTCTGCGACCTCTTCCGCCGTGAAGTACCCGCGTGTTCTGAGCAGCAGTCGCTCGACCTGCACCAATAGATCGTCCTCTGGTTCCGGTTCTGGCTCGACGTGCGCTTCACTCTTGGTCACGAAAATTGCGTACCATGGTGTCTTGTCTGTGTGAGTTGCATTGGGGATGAGCGATGCAACAGCACTGTCCCCAATATCCAGCCCGACGCGCTTGCTGACGCTTGCCGGAATAAAAACGCTCTCGCCGGTATCCTCACAGACACCAAAGGATGTCCCCCCGTCGAGCTGCTCGATGCAGTAGATACGTGCTTTCTTCATGGTAATCTCCAGTCTGGGTTTATGGTTTGTTGTTCCTCCACGCAGTTCTCCCTGCGTGGGGTTTGGTTTGGTTGGCAGACATCAGGCACCGAGCCTGCCAGTCGGTTACTAGACGGTTGTCAGAACGTGGTGCAACGACACCCAGTCCCCATCCCCGACAGCCCTAAGCGAGCGTTGGCCCGCTATTCCTCCATTGCTGCTAGGGCGGCGCTCACAGCCCCATCTCCTCTGCATATGCGTCCTTCACAATGGCTGCGATCAGTTCAGCTACAGACATGCCAGCGGGCAGTTGATCCAATAGCCACATCAATTCGTCTTCGCTCAAACCACTCAATGTCTGTTTGATGCTTCCGCGATCACACTTTTTTTCTTTAAGGGCTAACGTTACTTGGTCGTGGCGATTCATTATGGGCTTTGGCGGCAACAGGCCCAGTTCGCGGGCTTTGGTTATACGAGTGCCGACCCAATTTCTGTTCCTATCAAGTGTCTCCCCGATCTGAATGTTGTTCATACCCTTGAGCCGCAACTTGGCGACTGCGACTGCGCCTTCTGTCTTTGTCATGTGCTTCATTCCCCCAACCCCTCTGGCCGCGCCACTGGCCGCATGGATGTAATCGGTGCTGACGTATATGCGCAATGCACCTCGACATCATTGCCGAGCGCCTCGAAGTTTCGTGCGATAAACTCACCGTCACGGATGCACTCCATCGGCTGCGTCGTCACGAATGCCTCGCCCGTGTATGGGCCTGACGTGATGATAAAAGTAATAAAAGCTAGGGTTTTCATGTGTTTTCTCCAATCTCGATAAGGCGCAGTGTCTCGACGACGGCCGCGATGTTGTTCTCGTTGATGACCAGCGACCACCCACCGGCGTCGCGGATCATCTCGAGGTTCTTTTCTTGCAGCTTGGTAGGCTTGCCGTTGCCGGCCTTGCACTCGATGCCGATGAACTTGCCGCGATAGCAGGCGACGATATCCGGTACACCGCTCGAACCATATCCACCAGTTACCGGATAAAAGTAATACGCCCCTGCATCTTTCAGTATGGTCACAACCTTCTTTTTTACTTTGGCTTCTGGCGTCATTGCCATGTCATTCTCCTTTTTATTATACGGTCGGGCGAGCTAGCTCGCCGCCACTGTTATGCGCGGCGCATAACACGCCGCGCGGTTTGTTTATTGTACGACCCAGTAGACGTTCTCGTCTATGCGTCGCCCTATGCCGTAGATCGAACTATCGTTCGGGTTCGCAGGCATCATGTGTAACGCAGCAACACGATGCTGCATCCACTCCGGTATGTCAGAGAAGGTATCGTACGTCGTAACCCCGCTGTCGTCAACGGGACAGAAGCCGATATATCTAACTTCTGTTAAACCGGTGTCACCTATCTCTATGCGCCAAATGTAGTCAGCATCGGGTGCGCAGATCATCGCAAGTTGTTGGTGCAGGTGCATCTGCTCCATGACTGTCATTCTTTCACCCTCCTCTTGTGCCTCCTATACTGTGCCAACAGGTCGTCTGGCCACAGGTCGTGATGTACGTCAGCCAGCGGGATCTCTGTCTTGGTCTTGTCTATCTTTAGGACAAACGTCGCCCTGAGCCACGGTCGCCACATATGCGGGCCTTCGATCACCCCTGTACCGACCATACCCTTGAGTTCTTTCGGTGGCACTCCTGCAAGCTCGGCGATGCGTAGTGCGTGCTTGAACTTTTTGATGGTGTCGATCTGCTGCGCACATAGCGCAGCCATCTGGTCCAGCTTGTCGTGTAGTTCTTCGCTCATGCTCCTGTCACCTCCCATTTACCAATGTCATATCCAGTCAGTGTCGGCTCGTACTTGTACCCCCAGATGCCGTAGTCGCGTCCGAGATATGCGTACAGCATCGCGAGCACTTGGTTCGGTTGACCTCCATTGCTCACCATAACATCGTGCCACTTCTCCTCATCCTTGATGTGTGCCTCGATATGGTCGGTAGGTATGTAGCGGCGCTGCCACATCGGCGGCAGGGTGTCCTTTACCATAGGGAACATCAGCGCGTGCCATGCGCGGTAGGCCAAGAAGTTGCTATCCTCGCGCAGTTTCTTGGAGTTCTTGCGGTTGATTGTGCGGCGCTCGAACCGGCCAAGCCCCTCGCCACTCACGGTGCCGTCAGGTGACACGGTGACACGATGCCCTGCGATCGGGTACATTGTATTGTTGATCCGCAGTACCGTGGCTCGCTTCATCAGGTAGACCCCGATCGGCATGAAGTTGTTCGAGAAGGCGCATGTAGAGTTCGTGTGGTACCCGCCGTTGTTGACCGTATAGGACCCGTCCTTGTGCCACGTCACAACGTCGGTCCAGTGCATGCGGAACACCACGTCGGTGCCATCCGTCCGCACACCGTAGTTCCTATCCCGCTTGTCAGGTAGGGGGCGCTCGCCGTCGGGATCTTCGCCCCGCCATGCTGTCGCCTTGTTGTACATATCCACTGCATCCGCATAGCTGCGCACCCACGATACGTTGTACATTGATACTCCAAATGTCATTGTCTGTCTCCTTGGTTGGTTGTTATAGGTCTTCGTCTTCTTCGATCTCGTTCGCTTTGAGGCTCTCGATCACTGCCTCGTCACTCGTGAGGTACTCGTGTTCCTTCTCCAGTGTAGTGTAGAGCCAGTCGGC